CCGCACCCGAACTACTCCCAGTAAGAACGACGCCCTTATCTTCTGTCGTTTTAAAGTCTGTTCCTCTGGAGCAGTGGATATTAAAGGCGTAGGCGGCTTTGACGAAAGTGGCACTTCCCGAGGTCGAATAGCTAGTTCTAGCAACTACTTGGCTCGCGGTTGCTTGCGTATTAATTTTGGCTATTCGATCGGCCCCCGTGGTACTGTCAACAACACCCACGGTACAATTGGGTGCCGAAGTAAACGCTTCCGTTTTAAAGGATATGGTATATAAAGAGGTATCAGTAAGGGCTATTGAGTCAATCCAGTCAACATTTTCATCACTAATCACCCCGCCAGATGAAACCTTAGCACTAAATTCATTCTCACAATCCAAGTCGTTGGTACAATTGCTAGATGCGACTTGTGAGAAGCTTCCTAGCTCAAGCTTTGCCTCGTCCACGTTGACCGTTTCGGTATCGTCTCCTGTTACACGAAAGCCTGTTACGCCTAAGGCTTTAGGACTTGCAAAGATAGGATGGAACTCGCCATCTGTGATTACCTTGCTTGATAAGTCGGCCCAGACAGCATCGTTTTTCAAAGCTTCTATTTTTACGTTTGTTGAAGTAGTCGCAAAGTATGCGCCCGTTAAGACGGGCAAGCCTTCGGAGTTAAGCCCAGAAAAGTCTACCGAAAGATCGCAAAAGCCACCGTCTGCGCTAAAGGTTATTTTTGCAGCGTTTGAACCGTTAAGCCCAGCACTTGCAACTTGTGCAACACTTGCATCTGTACACGTCCATTCTGATACGCCGCCCTCGAAAGAAGGGTACTTGAGAAATTCATCAATAGTAGGGGAGTCTAGTTTTTCCCCGTAGAACATTCCGGCACGGTCTACTTTTACAGTGCCGCTTACATTGGCAGTAGTTTTTAATTTAATCCCGTTCGAAGTGGCCCCTAGTGCAGGTATGACTACATACAAGTCATCATAATTACCGCTTACATTTGTAGCTGTCTTGCAGCCTACTTCCACTGCGTCTACTAAAGCACAAACCTGTATTCCGGCCACTGTGCTTCCAATACTGACCTTTACATAGGCCGGCTTACCTTGCGCTCCCTCTGGAATGTCAGTAATGATCTGAGAGAAGTCTAGGGCCTGAGAAGAAAGTGTAATATCGGCATATCTATTTAAGTGATTTACACCCGATGCGGTTGCAGAAGCAGACCAAGTTCCGGCACCCAATGTCCAGCCGGACTTGCCTTGTTCAAAGGATGAGTTTAGGAGTAGGTTGTCTGCTCTGTATTGAGCTTCGGAGGGCCTAGGCTGTGCGCTAATATCTGCGCTTAGGGCCAACAAACTTAAAAAAGTTATGGTGAGTATAAGCTTAAAAAAAGTCATAAGTATCTCCTTTAAGAGAATGCTATTTCAAAAGAGTTAATAATTAAATTAGTAATTGCATTTGCAGAGGAAGTTTCTCCAGAATTATTCCGGTAAAGCCTCACGAGAATTTTATCTCCAGGGGCCACGGCAGTTCCGTTTATTTCCCCAGAGGCGTCAGTGAGGTCTACATCCCCGATTGCCTGTAGTTCATTAGATATAGCGGGAACTGTGTTCTCTGTATTTATAGAATCATGCGCAGTACCAAGAGAGCCTAGGACTGTAGAGCCAGAAGTAATTAACTTACTCGCCGCACTAAAAAATACATTCCCGCTTGTAGCAGAAGTAGCATAGATTCCTTCTTTCAAAGTTATTTGCTTGCCCGCTCTATAGGAGAGTGGGACTGGCACTAGTGCATATATTTCTTGTTCTGATTCAGCATCAAACCCTTCGACTCTAATACCTTCAACATAATCCGCAATAGGTGCTACAGAAGAGTTCTTCTCCCAAATAAGACTAGTTCCGCCTCCGCCGCCTCCGGCCGGGACGAGTTCTCCGCCCGTAATAACAAAAAATGAGTTCGTATCACTTGAGTAAACTAGCTCTCCATCTTGTGCAGAAGAGGCATAGGTTGTGAGGTTTGCTTCTGTATCCTTCTTGGGGTCTAGCCGAGAAGGATTTTCGACTGAGCTATTGGAGAAAGTACCGTTTGTGACTGTACCACTTACGGTCATGTCGGCCACATCTACGCCCTTATTAAAGGCCACACTATCTCCGACTGTCATATAGGCAGAAATAGCAGTTTCTCCAGCGTTGGTATTTCTGAAAACTACTTGAGTTCCTCGTGCGATGTCTGTGTGGTTTTCACTCGCAGAGTGTTCTACATTCGATGCCTCAAAAGAATCTCCGTTAATGTCAGTAGAGTAAACTTCTGATTTATAGAGTGAGTCACCACTAAGGACTTGTCCTCCGCCCGCTATTCTTTTCTTTTGATATATGCTTTTAACTGGAGCTATTGTGTCGGACTCATTAAGCCCTTTAAAATTTCCATCAATGTGAATTGTCTCTTCTGGGTTAGTAACTCCAATACCTAGCTTGGAGTCTATGATGCGTGCCATTTCTGTGAGGGCAGAAGTGTTATCGTCAGTTCCCTCGATAACTAAGTAAGAGCCCCGAGCAGTAGCAGTTACATCGTCGCTAGAAACTGCACTAATTCGGGACTGGACTACTTCTACTCCATCGTCCCGAGTACCAGTAAACTCTATATCCCCGAGTGAGTCGCCGTCTAAGGTTTGGCCGCCATCTCCTCGCTCTTTTAGGAACTTTAAAATACCTCCGTCAGTATCCACGCTACTCTTAGTAATTTGAAACTGTGAGTCAGTTGAAAATACTGAGGCAGAGCCAGTGTCCTTATTAATTGTAAATACTGTAATGTCTTGAGTCCCAGTATAGAGCTTATAATACCAAAGACCACTTGCATCATCGGTTGTGTCTATCCAGTATCCCCCGGCATCTAACTGCGATGGCCTAGACGTTCCACTAAACCCTGACACTACTGCGTCTTTAAACCCGTTAAGAAGTGTTGCGAGTTGATTACCACTCGTAGTGGTAGGTATGATTTCGTTCCAAATTTGTTGACTCATTTTGTCATCCCCTGAATTATTTTAAATAACTTGATTTGCTTTTCTTCCATACCCTTTCGCAGTTACATCAAATTGTCTTGATACTTGGACATCACTCCCATCATAAAAGGTAATGTCGAAACTGGAAAGACTCTTATTGGCTAACACGAAATAATCCCCATTTTGCGCACTGTCCTGTGTTATTTGTACGTTAGGGGTTGTCTCTGGCCCTTTGAAGGGAGGAGTATATACTATATTCGTAGTGCCTATAGCTTCACTCACGACATTGTTTAATGAGAATGTTCTGTCTGGCATATCGGACCTAATTATTCCGTCAAACACTCTTGGAGTGACACTTGCTTTATTACTAATTAACTTAAGCCTAAATTGAAAGATGCGCCCAGTAAAGTCTCCCATTGTAAACTTAGTCCACTCCGTCCAATTATCTTGAACACCTTCTGACAAAGGGTCAATTATATCTAGGCTTGTCCATTCGCTAATAGTGTTAAGGTTTGCAGTGTACCTAACCTGGCTTTCTACATCCCATTCAGAATTTCTAGCATTAGATAGGAACTCTACATCTGACAGAGGGTTCCAACTGTCCATCAAGTCACCTACTGTAAAACCTTCGGCCTCGATTAATGATTGAAGTCTTACAGTGTATATTTCTCCCAAGTCTAGAAAGTCTGCGTAGTAGTAATATCCGTTAGAGTAGTATTCATTTGTGTCTACGCCGCCCGAGGTTTTCGTCTGTATTACAAGTGCCCCGCCTGTGACCTCTTTTTTAGTTCTCTCTAACTCTCCATTGAGTGCAGGGAAGTCATTCGTCTCGTCAATTATATTGAGGTCGAATAGTTCTGGGATGTGAGTCACTGCCAGTGCGGGTAGCTCAGACTCATTTTTGTTAAGGTCTATGGCCTTAATGAAATAAGTACCTGTTCTTGCCTGAACTGCTATAGAAGTAGAGTTTTTATCGGCCCTTGCTAAGGGTATAGTATTTTCCCAAGTAATAGTTGTGTCTGTGTTCGGATTGTAGCGAATAAGATAGTCGTCTAAGTCTTCATCTAAAACTTCTGACCAGTCAAATTGAAGCACTTCCCCCGTTATATTTAGGTTTAGTGCTTCTACGTCTGAAGGAGGAGTGACTTTAGTAAGTGGAGTGGCAAACACTTCGGGGGCATCGACTAAAGATATTTTCTCCCCTGTGGCAGACACGGCCAGAACTTTAAACCCATGCTCTTCGTCAAGGTCATCTTCTCTTACAATGTATTCGTAGTCAGAGTCTTTAGTAACCTCTACTAAATTGTAGCCTCCGCCTACGTCTCGATAAACTTCATAAGTGGCCACTGCGCTTCCATCTGGAGCGTCCCAGTCAAGACCTATGTAGTATTGGTAATCTCTCCCTAGCACCCTATAAGTATTTTCGACTACCTCTAAGTCCTCTACAGCGTTAGGAGCAGACTGACCTATTGTGTCGGTATTTAATTGAGGGTCGTACTCAGGAACGGCCACGCCAGTTTCGGCATCATAAATAGCATCTGCTTTTTCGACTAAAGAAATCTGTGCAGTAAGATCATTTTGAGGAGTTATCGAGGCCACTATACAGTCAAAGACTAAATCTCCTACTTCCCCAATAACTATTAAATCTCCCTTGTCAGGTATTTCTCCGTCTAGTTCGAATGTCTCAAAGTCAACTACGGTCAATGTGTCCGTATAGAAAGAGCCGCCGGATGATCGATAAGTATATCCGTAATTCAGTCCTGAAATAGTTTCTATTCCATCGTCAATAGTAATAGTAGTGCCGGAAACAGTCCTTACTCTCGCTGGCCTGCCGCCTACTTTCATAACATCTTGTGTTATTTGTACATAGTCTCCTCGGGTGCAGACCAAATATTCAAAGTCTGTACTGATAGAAATAGTTTCTTGTCTAAGTCTGTTTTGGGCCATCATGTAGCGGCCAAATCTCCACGCTTGGTGTTGTGAAGTACAGGCGAAAGTAGATAAGTCGTCTATTCTGTCTGCATTAGTCTTGTCAAACCCATCGTCATACACAGTAATTTCGGTTGCTTTCCAGTTTAGTCCTGGGTCCACAAAGCGTACATTAATAGCGTCTGGGGCCTCGGTGTATTTTCTGGATGAGCTAAATCCCCACGAGTTTCTAGGAGTAAATATTTGGATAGGTACAGTTTTCTCTCTATCAATTAGAACCCCGTATTTCCCATCGATAAGGTTTAATGATGCTTGAGCAGCATTACATACGGAGTTAAGTAATTGCTGGAGAGTAGTTTCGTAGTCGAGAATAAAGTCACAAGAAAATCTTGGGTCTACAAATTGAATGGCAGTTTGGGAAGTCACGACTTCATCACTAAAGGCCGCCCACTCCACTAGAGAGTCAGTGTCTAGTCTTGACTTATCAATGGCACGCTTGTTGACTTCCCCTGTAAGAAGATCAGAAAAAACCCAAGCAGGATTTCTACTTATCTCCTTATTCCATGTCTGTGTATTTGGGTCGTACACCTCTAATACGGAGGATGCTGTCCCTGATAGGTTGTCTACATTTCCGTTTATCTGGTTTGTGGCCTTGACCTTGAGCTCAAGAAATAAATGCCTCTTGTCTGTAAGAATTGGGGCCCTGTCGAACCTAGTAGAAATAGAATAAAGTGTTAGCGCGTCTGTAGTTTGGAATGTCTTAGAAGAGTAAGACCTATCACGAGTAATTCTAACCTTGTAAGATGCCCGCTCCTTAGGAGTGAAAGAAGCTGTAGCATAAACCTGATTTTGACTATTCCCGCTTATTCTAAGTAGGCCAGAAAAAGGCTCAGTAAATTCTATATCCCCAAGAACTTTCTGAGAAATATAGCCAGGCTCATAGGAACTAAATACTTGTGTGGTTTGAATTATAATAACAATGGAAGAGAGAGGCCTATCTAGCGTGTACCTTGAAAATCCCCCGCCTATAGGAGTCTCGGACTGAGTTTTAGCTAGGAATTTATTGTCACGACCTCTTCTTATAGAAGTCCCTGTCGCTAACCCAGACTGTAATTCTACAGCGGTTTCGCCTTTTTTGTATCCGTAGTTTGTGACCCTAGTAAAGAGTCCAGGTTCGCCGCCTACTAACCCAGGGCCGTAGTCATACTTGAATATTTCCCTGTAGTCGGCAATGTCTTGTGAGAATAAAGCAGATGCGGTCCATGTGTTAGGAGTAATCCCTCCGGCAGACTTAAAGCTATCTACAAAGTTTAGATTGTCGTATCTTCTCCAAATATTCTCCCCTACTTTGGAGAACTCTATTGATAGTTCTATTGTCCTAGTCCCTCTACTTCCGTCCGAGCCAAAAGCAATGAGTCCTCTTGGACATACGAAATCTAGACTTATAGTTTGAAGACTATTAGCGGGGTTGGGGGAAGCGTTCCTAGTTATTCTGTAGTCTGCGAGTTGCGCAGTAGGGGATTTATCTATATTCAGAACTGCCGTAGTTCCATCCTTCTCGTTGTCGCCTTTATATAAAGTAAATTCAGACTGAGTTATATTATCCCACACGCCTTCATCAGCTGCGGGCTTATTGAGGTCTACCAAGTTGTACGAAACTTCTGCATAACTGCTAATAGGTGTGTCACCTATACTCAGGGTGCTTTCATCAAGTACCATTGGACCTAGCCCGAAGTCATAAACTGCGTGGAAGTATTGAACTAGTTTACCAGTGCCGGGCTCTGCCTCAATTGTCGTATAGGGACTAGCGGCTATGTTAGGGAATAGCCTATGGTTTCCATAAACCTTAGGTACAAACCCGTATGGTTTAAAGGCGTTGGACTGTCCGCCCAGAGAGTACATTTGAGAGCCCTCAATAGAACTCGCAGAAGAACCCCCAGGATTGCTTGAGGGGTTAGGAGGGGGGATAAGGGAGTTTAGTAAAAGAGTTGTGCCGATTGTCACGGAGGCTACGGCCAAAGCCCCGCCTATAAGCTGGCCTGTAGTTGCCCCGGCCCCTGGACCTAGAGTAACTGTGGCCACAATCGTAGCGACAATTATAGCTACTTGTTTAAATACTTGACCGAAATCTCCACCCTTCAATTCAGGGGATATAAATATTTCGTCTGAGTCTTCTACTGTTATAGTCTCCCAAAACTCACGGGGTATTTCTTTTAGATTTATACTTACGACAAACTTTTCTAGTAGTTCTTCGGAAATAACCTCTTCTTCTATATCGAACAAAGACGCTATTGCCCTTGATACTAACTCCTTTACTGTTTCGCCCTTCTTGAAAGATAGGGATTTCGGAGTTTCGTCCATGATTTTCGATCTAAATTTAATCGACATTTCTAACCTCGGCCCTGTATGTTCCAGAAATCATTCTCTCCCACTTGCTTAGTTTGTCCACCACGCAGCCTGTAGGCATGGAAGTGTGGAGTATTCTCCCGTTCCCTAAGTACACTGCGATGTGGCTCTCCACTCCAAAAAGCTTTATCAGGAGAATATCTCCTTTTATCTCGGGCCCTTCTACTTTTTTAAAGTCAGACTTGTAGGAATATACTAAGTCGCGTGCTTCGAATTTAGAAGAGGGTATTTCGTCATAATAACTTTTAAGTGTCGTATCCATTTCTGTTTTATAGAACTCTCGGACTATGGCCCAGCAATCCATCTCAGAGTAAGAGATACCTACTAGGTCAGAATATCCCTGGATATTTCGACGGGACGTATTTCTCACTGGTCATCTCCGTATTTAGGAAGTTGTCAAGATATAAATTGGCCCTGACTCTTTTCTCATTATAATTTATCGACCCCATTTTAAGCTCTTCTAGGGCCACTTGGACATCATCGGGCAAAGAAGCAAGTACCATTTCTATTTTTACATCGATGGGGGTAGTTATTTTACGTAGTTCGGAAATCAATTCTAAGGATACATTGTCAAATTCTATAAAAACTTCTCTGGCACTTTCTCCGTCGTCCGTTGGCAAAGTAATATTCATCGGGAAGGCCTGGTATGTTTGACCCCGACTTTCGATGTCTACTGTGTTGCTTACTAAATATATTGTTTGTGCAAAAGTTGGGTGGGACAACGTGGCAAGCATAAGGAATGGGTCGGAACTTACTTGTCCAAATATTTCAGATAGAAGTTCTGGAGATAGTTGGTTTGCCATTTAAGGAACCTCTTCCCAGACCATAGTAACCCTAAACTCTATTCCCCCGAGAGGTCGCACATTAGGAGTTTCTGCAAATCTAAACTCAGTTTCTTCTCTAGTTATAGGATGGTCGAAATTAAAGGATAGCACTCCTCCATTCAGGGATGTGGTGTAGAAGTTTTTGAAGGTGGTGTATTCCGCTACAGACAAGTCAATAGAGGCAGAAAATTTGTCGATTCCCTTAGTGTTTCTACGTCTAACTTTTGCGGGCCCTACTTCCATATCAGAGCGAAGTACTGTTTCGCCGAAAGATACTTGGAAGTCGGCAGTATTCACACAGCTTTGTAATGTTATGGGCCATTGTAGTGCCATTAACTACCTCTTCTTCTAAGACCATATTGAGTAGAGAATTGTTTGTCAAAATCCCCACGAGAAAGACCTTCTTTTACCTTGTTTACAATAATGAAATCTATAGTCCTATCGCCCTTGCCATTTACGCCTTCTCTTTGCTCTACTTGCGCACTGGTGTTATTGACGATATTTATATTCACATTAGGAGAAGCTGCTTTTACGCCTAGGTCGCCCCCGCTCGTTCTTTTAAGAGGAAGTATTGCCTCTGGGCCCGCTTCTCCCATAAGCCCCTGGCCAGAAGAAGTTCCGAAAAAAGTAGGGGAGTTTACGACCCCACCACTAGCAAATTTTTGAACGCCATTTTCCCACGCCCCGCCTTTTGCTTGAGTGAGCGTCGGTGAAAAAGACCCGCCTCCTAGTGGTGTTCCTCCTCCTACAGCTCCTCCTCCTCCTACAGCTCCTAGAATACCTTGGGCCAAAGGCTGGATAATAGAAGCTCGGACAATAACTCTAGTAAGATCGTCTAGTATAGATTGAGTAAGTGCTGCAAACTCAAACTTACCTTTCTTGACAAAATCTACTAAAGTATCTTCTAGGCTAGAGAATGTGTTTGATATTGCCTCTGCAATATTTTTTGAAAGTGTTCCGGCCGCGTCAATGGCATCGGCACTTCCAGCAATAATAGCTGCTCCAGGTCTAAACTTTTCTGAAACTGAGACGAGCTCTCTGTTGTATTCAATGAGGTCTATTCGACCGTCTCTTAGTTTTCTATTTAATTGTTCTTGCTCTAGGCCACGAACACTCTCTCTGTATTGTGCAATAGATATAGAGGTAGAGTTTAACTCTCTGCGATAGCTTCCTAGCTTCTGCTCGTCTAGGCCTTTCTGGAAGTCTTCAAGAGATATTTTACCTTCTTCAAATCTTTTATTAAGGGACTCAAGGTCTAAGTCTCTTAGTCCTTTAGAGTATGCTTCGAGGTCGCCAGTTCGTTCTAGCTCCTTGTTTAACTTAGAGAACGTGCCAGTAAGACCGAATACTTCATCTCTAACAGAAGATAGTCTTTTCTCTCTCTCCCTAATAGAAATATTCCCGTCATTGAAGTCAGAGAAAATATCAGTCTCTTTTAACTTAATTAGTTCTTGATTATATCTATCAAGACTTATTATTCCTTGGGAGTATGCCCTGTTTAAGTCTTTAAGAGAGTCAATTGCGCCAGAGTCTACTTTTTTTTGTAGCTTCTCTAGCTCTTTTGCTAGGGCCTCTTCCACTCTTAACTTAGATATATCATCTAACTGTCTTCCTAGGTCGGCAATTGTCGCCCCTGTAACTTTTGAAAGTAATTCAAAATTATCTATAATTCCGTCTAGGCCAAGTTTCTCGTTTAAGATGTCTCCCACTACAGGTATGGAGGCCACTGATTTACCTATGAACACCAAAGTATCTATAAATGCTTTAGCTATAGAGGCAAGTGCCTTTTCAGCAATAAGTTGGGCTTTCTCCAAGTCCGTAAATATTAGGAGTATCCCTGAAAGCGCAATTGCGGCCAAGCCTATAGGGGTTGCTAGGAAAGCTATAGCCACCGATATTGTCCCGAGTACTCTGATTAAACTTACTGTCAGAAATTGAGTTAGTGTAAGTCCAGAGTTTAATAGTCCTATAGCAATCAATGCTTTATTGGCCGCTAGGACTAGAGTAACTCCAAGTGCCACAGAGAGTAATGGAAGTCCATTCTCCGTTAAAAATAAAATTGTTTTAGAAAACCCTTTAGAAATTCCTAGAGCATCATTGGCCCTTAGTATTCCAACTTGGAATTTGTTAAACGCAATGGCCAAAGTCTGTTCAATAGTAAGCGAAAGGTTTCCCGCTCTTTTATTTAAAGAATCAAAGTTATTACTTAGTGCAGCAATAGTCTCCTGTGCAGAAATACCGCCTCTTTTCTCTGAGAATTTAAGTAACTCCCCTCGGGTAACTCCAAGTTGTTTTGCGAGTATCCCACCTATAACTGCGTTGGCCTCTAGGACCGATCTCAGTTCCTGGCCTCGGAGTTGCCCCGATGCTAAACCTTGTGAAAGCTGGATTACTGCCCCACGTATTTCTCCAATCCCTGCCCCGGCAATCCTAAAAGATTGTTGGAGTGCTTTTGTAATCCCGATTAATGCCTCGCCACTAATGCCTGTATCAGTAAGTGCAAGTGCAAGTCTGTTGTAGGAAGTAGCAAGCACGCCTAGAGGGGCTGCCGTGGTGTTGGCCACTTCGGCCAACTGCTCTATGCGCATATTGGCAAGTTCTGCACTTCCTTCAAAGGCGGTAATTCTATCTCTTAAAAGTTGAATTTCATCGGACGCACGGACTAGTCCCCGGATTCCAAAGCCCGCAAAAGAAAAAGCGGCAAGGGCACCAAAGGCCCTTTGTAATCGAGTGGCAACATTGGCCGTCCGCTTTACATCTTTCGAGACTTTGCCTAGTTGTTGGGATACACGCTTAAGACCTTCGGCCCCTTTTGTGTCCACTTGTATTTTTATTACTCTCGCTGCTTGTTGCACTGCCATTCTTTTCACTGTCCTCTAAATACGCATCGTCCATGCAGCGAATTAGATATAGGAAATCTTCAAACTCGTCTGGTCCTTCTTCAATATAAATACTAGCGTACTCTCTTATAGCTGAAAAGGGAATGGGCGATGGGCCCATTGACCCAGTGCGGCAACTGCTTAATTCCCTAAATGCCTCAAGATAGAATGAGTAGGGCCCTACTTCTGGCATCCTTTCCCCTTCTCTTAAAAGGCCTTTGGCCTCAAGATTGTGGTAGAATCCACTTTTGATTTTAGGCCCCCACTTCATAGACCATCGGACATATCGGGCTAGGAGTTTCCCAAATCTTCTCGATACGAACTAGTGGCCGTAGCGTACTCATATATGCTCTCAAACAGATCAGGCAAGTTACAAAAAAGCTCAATCGCTTTTTCTTTCTCGAACTTTTGCTCCTCTCCATCAATCTCAACTCCCTTCCAGTCTACTAAGCAAGACTCGACAAAAGAGCGAACTAAGATTTCTTTTTCTTTTTCAGCACTCATAGTTCCATTTTCTACCTGGCGAGCAAATGGCTTGTAGTATTTGGCCGTGGCCTGCTTTACTTTTTGAGCATTGGCACCGCCAAATCTTCTAACTAAGAATTGAGTTTCGTCAGTAATAGCGAACCAAATTCCATCTTTCTCCATTGATGAATCAGTCTTGTAGATGTTGTCTAAATTAGTTTTCATGAAATCCTCCTATAGATTGAGGTGCCATTCTTTCTCTAAGGCAATATACAGTCAAGAGAAAAAAGGCCCTGCGGGAGGTGTGTCCGCAGGGCCGTACTCGTGGAGTCTCTTAGGGGGAGGTTAGAACCTAAGAAGGAGCAATGAGTTATTTATACTATACGGTTGGGGCCCTGTAAATAAGCATAGAGGACTCGCCGTTAGCTCCAACTTTTGCAGTTCCCGTCATATTTAAGAACACATCTTCGTTGGCCCCAGTAGATGCAGGGTCTTCAAAAGACACCTGAATAGCCGGGAAGAAAAAACCATAGTAGCCGTCTTCGTTCTTAAGCTGAAAGCCGATAGAAAAAGGAGTTTGAGTAAGTTTTTTAGCGAGAATATCCCAGTTGTCATCTGCCAAGTAAGCAGTAAGACTAATTGAAATGGCCGCTGTGCCAGGAGAGTAATCTACTGGGGCACTTTCTCCAATACAAGTTTGAGCAGTGAGATTGTTGTCTAGGCTAACTTCCAGTGATTGAATACAGAACTCTGCTTCTTGTAAATCACCTACGGCGGAAGATGATATGTGTGGCATATCAATTGAGCCGTTTAATGAGTTAGTTGTAGCAGGACTGTCTACTGTCCTAGAGTCTGTGATAAAGTCTCCGGCCACTTCTACTGGCCGGTACGCAACGCCGCTAAAGCCGAAAGTACCATTTACAATTTCGCCGTAAGATACGTTTAATGACATATTACTAACAAGCATACCTTTATAATTAATGGCCTTGTCGGTTAAGTCTTCGAAAGACTTTTGCATAGAAAAAGATTTCTTATTAATACCAACTGATAGTTTGTCACATACCTGGAAAGAAGTAGTAGTCCCTGTCCCGTCTACCATTCCTTCTGGTCCAACATATTTGATTTCAGTAGCAGAGTTGATGGCAGTAACCATAATTTCTGTGTTGTTGCCTGCGTCATCAAATCCTGCAAGCACTACAAAGTCTCCAACTGCCACTTCTCCGTTGAAGTCTCCAGCGGCGCGAGTGATTGTCTTAGCAGTATTGTCTACAGTTAGGTCAACTGACACAGCGGTAGAAGTTGTAAAGTCACTCAATAAAGCAGACTCCATAAATAATTCTACGACTTCTTCTTTGGCCGCTTCAAAGTTAAGTTCTCCACCGACTGTGAGGCCAGTAACAACTTGCCCACTAGATAATCGGTCAGTTCTAATCTGAGCAGACTCAGTTGTTTCGGGCGTACCTGATAAAGACTCGGAAGTGAATCTAGCAGTTTTAAAATTGCCTGTAGCGGGTGTTTCCCCGAGGGCGGTTTCCTCAATTAGGGATACTTTGACTAGGTTGGACGAACTCATGGAAAATCTCCTTATTTACATTTTATTTCATTTTGCTTAAAGCATTCTTAAAGGTCAAGATCGTACTCATAGTCTACAAGTAAACTCGCAGAAGTCCATCCACCTTCAAACTGTAGAGTAGCCCCTGCCTCAAAATTAGGAGGAGCTACGCTATTGACTCTAATCTTACCAATTCTTCTACCTCTAAGTAAATTCCTTAACGTCTCAGCACGAGATAAAATACTAGTCCCTGCCCCTATGGCGGCCACTCCTACTATGTGGAAATAGACAACACCGAGCTCCCTATATTTACCTGAGTCGTTTGTGGCCGGAACCGTAATTGGCTCCTCGCCATTTCCGATAAACTGTACTCCAAGCCAAGGGTCATTTCTGCCAATTGAGTAGTCATTAAGCATTTCGTCTAACTCCCTAAACTCGGCAGTTAAATCTATATAGTTTTCTGTAGGGGCATTTGCCGCTATGAAACTTTCAATTTGATCTCTTACATAGCTTGCACTCATTGAACTATTCCTTGTGTGGTAATGTCTAGTAGTATCGAAGGATACATATAAAATCCCTTATTGAACTTGCCTTTGGGGTCGTAAGTAACCCTGAATTGTTGTCTTGAACTAGGAGGCAAAGGCTGAGTAATCCCTAGATACTGGCCAGGAAGTATTTCAAACTTAATTTTAATGTTTCCCTTATATTTTCTTTTAGCCGATCTATAGCTTAGTTGATACACTCCGTTAGGTTTTAAAACCCTAGAGCCACTTCTTTGTTTTTCATCTTTAGACTTCCTGGTCGATCTCTTTCTTCGCTGGGCAGTAACCCCATATCTTTCAAGAGCATGTGCGTAGGGTGCAGCATTTAGAAATCTAAGTCTGTCTCCATCTTTAAACTCTGGAGGGTTGGCAAACCAAGTAGCTAACTCCTCAGAACTACTGGCTATTTGAACAGAGTTGAAAAACACTAAGTTTTGACTCGCATATAGTCCAGTGTTTTTTGGAGTCCTTTTTTCGATATTTTTCATGAGGTCTATGGCCGCTACGCCCACAGAAATTTTTGATTTATACTCGATCTTGCCTAGAGGTTTTACTTGATCTACTGGCTTGCCTACCCGATTATCGACAATGACTACTGGGGTTTTGTCGAATCCTTTGGCCTGCTCTTCCTCTAAAACTTTGTCTGAAACAGCTATGAGTGCATTTCTGGTAAATAAGAGTAAGTCCTCTAGTGTCCTAGTGCCACCAAAATCCGTCTCTATATCATATACTGGTGCGTTCTTCCCTTTTTCTTTGATTTGTATTTCTAGTGTCATACTAATCAGTCCTTACTCTGTAGCCTATGATCTCGCCGCCGAGCCCTTTCATTAACTCTATGTGTCTAATGACATTTATCCCATAGCCCGCCGTACTTTCATCAACTAACCTATCCCCTCTCTTAGGTGGGAGTAAGGCACTGTCTTTGACTTCTGAAAAAGCTATAATAAACTCTCGGCCTTCCATTATAATATCGGCCGGGCCATCCATGTTTCTAGAGTAGTTAGAGCTTGAGACTCTAATTGTCTCAGGAGTTTCTCCTGGCCTCTCCCAAAGAATGTCAAACCCTGTAATACTTAGAGCGACGTTAAATGCGCTGTTCAAGTTATTCAACGTAGTTCTCCTTTATGGAGCCGACTATTGGACGCTCACTTCTAAAAGGGTCAAGCACGTTCCCATAGTCTCCCAAGATAAGCCCAAACCTTCTAGACCTATCGTTAGCCTGGAGGGTGTAGTCAAAGGACACGTTAATTGTACCTGGAATTGATATTTGCTGTACGTCTCGGCCAAAGTTTAAATCTACGCCGGAAATCTTTTTATTATATCTCTCCTCAACTAAGTTCTTTACAACGGAGGTAATGATAGGGGGTATTTCGTCAAACCCCGCGTCGTACTCAAAGACTATTTCTTCTTCACTATAAAAAGAAAATAGCTGTCTGTTATTTCTTGTGACCTTCCCAGAAGGTTTATGGAAACGTAGTTGCGCCAAAATATCTTCTGTACCTATGGTCGCAGAGTCTAGGGATATAATAGGGTAATGAAACATATAGAGATACTTTTGAGGTACTCTGAAATCATCCCAGTAAAATGTCTGCACATAGCTTGCCCGCTCAAACTTACGCCCACAATAATTTTCGACTGTGCTGGAAATAACTTCCAACTGGTCAGTTAGGAATGCGTCATAGTCCGCTGTGGTAATTCCTAGGTGTGTTTTCATATCGGCCAAAGATACTAAAGGCATGCAATTCTCCTATTTATCTCTTTTTCTATTACTTATAACCCAGAACAAATGACCCATTACAAATCCCATTATAAAAGTAAAAGCTGGGTAGTCGTAGCTCCACTCTATAAGTTGATTTGAAATAGAGGCGTTAGTTCCTTCGTCTAAAATCAAGTATGTGTCAAAAATAGCAATGGCCAGTATTGTGACAATTATAAATATAGCTGCTCTGGTCATAGTCCTTACTCCTCGTCTTTAGTTAAACAGTAGAAAGTGGCCGTCCCAAAAGAGCCTGAGATTTCTGCATCTCCTACAGAAGTAACTCTAATCTGCGCGCCTTGTGAACTTTTCAGGGCCTTAATAGATGCATAGTTAAATGGAAATACAACACACTCAGGTAGGTCGTCTATCGCTGGAATAGTACCCGTACCCAAGTTTGCCTCATTCACTAAGTCCTTCATTCCATTGTATTGTACATTTTGAAACTGGAACCTAAGCTGGTTTCTAGGTGCATCGGCCATTGGATTATACGTCGGGTCTTCTGGCAATATGGTATTTGCAGGATTAAATAGCGGGTTATATACCCATATCTCAAACCTCAACGGGGAAGTCATACTTACATCTATAGCAAACTGTATTTCAGAGTGTTCGATAATTAAAACCTTCCCGCTCAGGGGTTGAATAATCCACTCTGACCCGTTCTCATAACTATAGTCTACAGTCAAAGCTCCGCTAGGAGTGCCATCTAGTGTTATCTTACCCTCTGCGTGATTGACTGTGTATGCGCTTATTTCAACGCCATCGTCATAGACGACAATCCTGTATTGAGGCAGCGTGTCTTGCCTGTTTACTTTCTTATTTACTACGTCAATTACATTTGGGTTTGCTAGAGAATAAGTAAGCCCAGTGTCTAGTGTCGGTACTTCTCCTTCCACTCTAACTGACTCTGTGTACCAAGTTGTGCGATCACAGAAATCATGAGTGGCCCTAGCAAAAGAGTCATCCTCTGATTTCAATATAATCACAGGCAAAGCTTTTTGAATGTCGGACTTAGTGTTTAATTTACTAAGTCCTTTTTCTTTGTACTTTTCCTCATAGTCAGTAGCATCACTAGAAGGCTTAAATAATTTACACGTACATTCAAAGGAGTCGTCATATCCCATCAAAACGTATTTGTTCTCAAACTCTAGGTGCCTGTATGTTATTGTCCCGTTATCTATTAAGCTTGTAAATTCACTATAGTTTAAATTAAACATTAAAATACCTCGTCGAAAACTAGAGAGCCTCTGACATCTGCATTGTTATCTAAAGACTTGGCAGTTAAGGTAAGCGTGTCGGATACTCCTGCGTAGTCACTAGCTACTTTCAATAAGTCCTCAACTTTAGAAGTGTCGCTTGAAGAGTCGCCCCTGACGTAAAAATTAAAAAGCACATCCCCTCCAGAAATAGCAGTTGCAGTTTGGGAGTATTGAGCAATGGAGTTTCCTGGAACGTCCACCCAGCTTGCTCCTGTAAGCGTTCCGTTTAGGACCACTTGGCATTCTAAGTTGTCTATGTCGTTAGCAAACACATGAGGCTCTAGCAATAGTATCTGTCCTCTATTGTAGGCCGCCTTCAACCTTATAGAAATCAATGGCCTGAAAACACTGTTGTTTATGGCCGCGTCGTTACTTCTTCCAATAGCGTGACTTTGTATGGCCTTAAACACTGCGCCATTAGACAATACAGAAAAACATTGTATGTTCAATGTGGCACTGTTGGCCGCTGTTGCAGTGTTTATAACTTCTGACCTGACAGGGAAGTCTCCCGTTGAGGACCAAGGAGTTTGTTCTGTGTTTGAAAATTGTTCTTTATGTACATAAATCACAATGCCGTTAATTCTTATGCCCCAAATAATAGGTCCAGAGCCGTTCCACTGGTATCTAATAAAATAGTTTTGTTGGTTATCTGGGTCTAGAGTTAATCCACTAGGGCCTGTGCCGTCCATTTTGTCAATGTTCCAGCTTGAGCTTATAGTCCTACTATCAACTACTGACCCAGAAGTCGATGTCCTTCTTACTGCATATATATCTCCATCCTCATATTCGAAAAACACCCCGTTTGAATTATCAAAAGAGCCGAGTCTTTGCTTTCTGTTAGCAGAGTTAGCACTGAATCTTCCCGTTATGTAAGACTCAAATGTCTGCCCAGGTATGTAGTGGATATATTCTTTTGACTGATAAGTTGACCTCGACCCATTTGTAGTTGTGACATTCATCTGAGCAGAAGAGGTGTTAGCGTCCCGAGTTATCGTACCACCAGAGGTCGTGAAGCTAGTCGTCAGTAGAGGTCTTAAGTCATATATAAATCTGGCATCATAAATTACTCCCGGCTGTGAAACTCTTTGCCTGTCATACCCATCAAATAAAGGATTACTAACTCCTGACGTTAGCTTAGACTCTGTCTTTAATCTGTCCTCTACATTCCCTATGCGTGTATCATCCGTAGCACCACGTAGATTTACAATACCTTGTACAAATTTGAAAACGCTGTTAATCATACGGTCGCCTGAGTTGAAGTATCTAGTAGTCCATCCGTATTGTAACTATATGTGAAAGTTGTTGTTTTAGCTATGCTAGTGCCGTCGTCAAAAGTAAAAATATCTACTACCTCGGTCGTCACTCTTAGCTGAGCGTCATAAGTAAATGTGTGGAGAAGTCTTCTATTGGCAGCAATCTGCGTACTGTTCTTATAGACAGTTACTTTATCTACTGTGCCGTCTGCATTGTAGTCTACTTTTTGAGTGGCAGATGCAGGACACAATCTATCTATTAACTCCTGGAGATTGTCTCCCTCTGCCGTATTTTGGGAGGGTGCTTGGAGGAAGCTTATGAGGTCTGCTTCAATATCTAAAAAAGAGTCATCTAGTTTTCCCCCGGCATCAAGCACGATAGGGAGTCCGGCTTCACTAACTCCAGTTGAAATAGATATGTGTTCGTTCTCTCTGTAGTACCTGGCATCATGAATATGCTCATCATCTGCCTCGGCACCGTCTACTAAATTCCCGAGCTTTTCATCTGTAAGTTCGAAGTTAGCAGTTTTTAAAGAAAGCAGTTTAATACTGTCTTCACTCTCTGAGTGACCCTCATATAGATTGTCGTCATTTACAAAGAGTATTTTAATATCTGCCATTAAGTTCCTTTATAAGGGGGCGGCATAGGCCGCCCCTTAATCAGGTTACGCGTTACGTTTGATCTGTCTGACTTCTACGTGAAGGTCAGTAGCGTTTTTGGCCACGCCTACTTGCCAGACTGTACTACCAGAGCCAGTAGGGGCAGTAGCAACAATCGCACTTCCGTCCCAGAAATATTTGGCCCCAGGAGTAGCTCCTGTTATCACTCCAGTAACTACAGTATCATTCGATAGTACCTTGACTGTAGAAGATGCTGTCTCAGTGCTAAGAGCAATCCCTACGCAATAGTCAGGATTGGACAAAGTAGAAAATGGTAGAACCGTGTCGTTAGATGAGACATAAACTAAGTCTCCGGCAGTTACTCCGCCTGTGCCCACAGTGTATTCAGTGCCAACATTTTCAATACTTCCTGCAAGTTGTTGAAGAGCAGCTTCTACATTATCTGTCGCAAAGAATGCTCCAGAGTCTAGAAGAGGAATGTCCTCGCCTGATACTTGATTAGTTCCCGTTCCAAAGTCTATGTGTGTGTCATTAATCCCGTCTGCTTTAACTCTGAGAATATCTGTGTCGATCTCAATAGTAGTGTCGTCTACGTTTGAACTAAGAACACCCGCTGTAAAAGCAAGCCCGTCGCCAGCAATTGAAGAAGCGACTCGAATATCAAGTCCTACTTTCTCAAGGCCAGTAGATGCAGTTGTAGATTCAAAAAGTTTTGCTACCCAGTTGGCACCGTCATAGAGAAAAAGTCTGTCACTTTCATCATCGGCAGAGACAAATGCACCAGTAGTAGGGGCAGTGAAAACCCAGGCACTTCCGTCCCATTCTGCAATAGAGTCTTCTTGTCCTACCCAGGCACCAGTAGCGGCCCCAAGAGAAGCGTCAATTAAGTATCTGTCTCCTGTACTCGGAGAGCCTGGAGGAGTAATTGCTCTGTCTATAACTGAGTCTTGCCATTCTTGACCAGAGAAAAGGTCATCAACATATTTCTTATGGACAAGATTTGTGTCGGCACTAATAGCAAGGGCAGAACTATAGCTTAGGAGTCCTGTCGCATCTCTAGTTCCGTCTACTAATAGGTATTGAGTATGGTCGTCATCGCCAAGGCCAGTTAGAAGTCCGTGGTCAAGAGTGCCAGCTAGGGCGGCAGGGTCGATTAAAGACTCGTCTAGTTTTCCTCCAGCATCAAGTATAACAGGAAGGTTGGCTTCACTAACTCCAGTTGAAGTAGAGACATGTTCGTCCTCTCTATAGTATCTGGCATCGTGAATATGCTCGTCATTAGCGTCGGCACCATCAACTAGATTCCCAAGCTTAGTGTCTGTAAGTTCGAAGTTGGCAGTTTTCAATGATTGCATTTTAATACTATCATTGGCCTCTGAGTGTTCCTCATATAGGCTGTCTGCATTCACATAAATTACTTTAATATCTGCCATTTTAATCCCTCCTGTGGATTATAGTTTATTGTTTTACAATTTCTCCAGTGTCGGGATTGAACCCTAAACCTTCATTCTCTCTAAAGCCATACTGTGGCCATATTTCTTTCTTCAAGACAGTATAACGCTTCTTGGCATCTTCGTACCTTTGCGCTCTAGAGGCCACAACTTCTCGCTGCTTCTCTATTTTAGACTCCAGTAGCCTGAGTGACAACAACATATTGTTCAATGCTTGCTCTTCATTCCCCATTTCCAACTTACTTATTCTAATGTCTCTGTCAGTTATTTCTATAACTCTTAAGTGATCTGCACTTAGATGAGTATTAACTTTCTCGACCTTGGCCGATTCTTTTCCTGTTTTCTTTTTTGTTTTCTTCTCAGTTGGTCTTGTTCTCTTTTTTGTCGTGGCCATATTACCCTCCTAAAACTGTCGGTAGTTTTATTTCTACCAGTATTTCATTCCCTCCAAGGGACTTACCTACTTGAACTAAATATTTTGCATCCGGGACTGTGGGTCTTACATTAGTAATCCCGCCCAGTTCGTCAAGAAATAAAATATCATTCGCTGTAAAAACTGAGTAGTCTATAGAGTTTGCTACTCCTAAAATAAGAATCTCTACTGTCTCAGTCTGTAGTGCAGCATTAAGGGCCAGGCCCATAACCTTTGCTTCGTCAAGGTCTATTGAGTTGTCGGCCATGCCAATTTCATTTGTGCCTGTAGAATAAACTAAATCCCCTGCAAATATTTGCTCCGAGGCCACTCTGTCTATAATGAGACTGGCCGCTTTGGCAGCTACTTGTGAAGGAATTAAAGAAGCGTCAAACTTCCCATTTGAACCTGTAATAGCTGGAGAGTCAGGAGTAGAAGTAGTAACAAAAGAGCCAGTTGTGTATGCGCTCGCCTCTTTTTTAATTCCGTCTACATCTGTATACTCAAAATTTCTTATAGTCATAGCCTCACCACCCTTTCGCCTTTGACAAATAAGAATTTATCTTGTCCGAAAGACTGTCCAACTCTTATTTTTATGTGTCCTGACGTAGTGGGCACAGTGCTGGATATTTCCCCTGGAGTAGTGTCACTTAAGTAGTAATTCTCTGCCGGATTAAGCCCCGAATATATAGGCCCTGACAGGCCATTAAATCTAATATCGCATTTAGTAGATGAACTCTTGGCCTCTACTAATCCCACGACGTTAGATGTATTATAAGTATCTGCTAAAGCATTCCTAGCAAGTGAGCCGCTGTCTACATAGACAAAAGAACCTACATATACACTGGTTTCGCAATCTACATCCTTGAGCAAACTCGCGTCAGGAACATCTACTCTCACTTCTATTTGACTTGCAGTGTTGTTTTTATCGTACTCTGAAAGACTTGGCTCTACATCTGAAAGTGCGTCCCACTCTGACATAGGGACAACTGGGAAGGCAGTTATGTTGTCTCCAACAAAGTCTATTTTCTGTACAGAGCTCGCTATTAACTCGCCTTCATCGCAAATCTGAATATCTGCTTGACTAGCGGGGATGTCTACAGTAGTTGTCCCTAGCCCGTCGTCGGTGATAACTACGCCGTCGCCTGTAAACTCTAACTCCGATGTCTCCACTGTGTTGACAAGAAGAGTAGAGCCTCCGCCGGCCGCTATGTCTACATCGACTTGTCCTTCAACGCCCTCAGTAACAGTAACTCCGTCTCCAGTAAAATTGACTTTATTGGAAGAAGCTACTAGGGCCCCACCTTGGAATAGTTGAATCAAGCTCCTACTTACAATAGAGCCGCCACCACTGGCCTGGGCCTCGGGCATAGAAAAGGTGTTAGACCTTATTCTCTCCCCGTCGCTCATAACAAATACGAAATAGTATCTCTCGTGGTTTATGTCTTTTCTTACAATTATTTCAGATATTTGAGGAGCATCTTCTCCGTCTTCTCCGTCTCTTCCGTCTTCCCCTTGAAGACCTTCAAACCCCTGCGGGCCCATGATGCCCTGTAGGCCAGGCATTCCAGGGATACCCCTTGGACCTATTTGACCTTTTTCCCCAGGCTCTCCAGTTTTACCTTTCTGCCCTCTAGGGCCCCTGGCCCCACGGATATTCTCTAAGTCTCTTGAAGATAAATCTTCAAACTTGAGTTTAAGCTCTTCTCTTTCTTCTTCATTTAAGTTCTCGAACTTTAGTCGTAAAGACTCTTTATTATCCAAAACGAGTTTTTCGATTTTATTTCTAGACTCTTTAAAATCAAAGTCACGACCGTCTTTACCTGGACGCCCTTTGTCACCTCTATCACCTTTGAGCTCTACTTTTTGTTCTTCATTTAAGTCCTCGAACTTTAGTCTGAGGTCTTCTCTTAGGGAGTTAATGACATCGGATATAATACACTTTATGTCTTGCGAGTGGTCCTCAAAACTGAAAGACTCTCCGGGCTTACCTCGCTGTCCTCTTGCGCCCTTATCTCCTTTGAGTAGGGCAACTTCCTCGTCGTCTAGGTCGCTAAACTTAAGTTTTAGTTCTTCTTTTTTCTTGTTAATTAAATTTAATATTTCGGACTTAACTAAAGATAAATTCTCTTCTAAGTTAAAATCTCTTCCGTCTACCCCGCTCGCACCTGGAACACCTTTAGGTCCACGTTCGCCTTTAAGCTCGGCTTTATCTTCTGGAGACAATGCCGGGTACTTAGGAAAAATTTCCTCAACAAAATTCTGTATTTCTTGTTTGTGGTCTTTTAGATGAAAGTCATTTCCGTCTTGTCCATCTCTCCCTCTAAATCCTCTTGGGCCGCGTATGGGCTCAATCCGGGAAACATGTTCATGTATAGCATCCTCCGCCAATCTAAGGGCGAGGGCCATTAAGACTTCATTCTTCACTATTCACCTAATGCGCTCAAGGGCGATTTTAGTCTCTAGTTACACTCTACTTACTTTTACTCAGCAAGAAATCTTTTACAACTGCCCGCAACTCTTTCTCTTCTTCCTCGTTTAGATCGTCTTGCGCTGTACTCTCTTTAACTTTATTTATTTGAGAGTCCACAATTTCGTCTATCCTGTCGGCAGGGGAGAAGTTGTTTGTGGCAATGAAGAATCTTTCTCCACCTTCGTAGGGGCTCATGCCCTCTTTTTGTCTGATTTCATTTGGAGTCATAGCGGCGTTCTGCATCATACGATTAAAGTATTGAGAGCGAGTTTCCATGTCGCCTCTAAATACAGCGTACATGTCGAACTCAGTTTTTCTACCGCCTCTTCTATTATTTAGAAGTTTCACATCTGCTTCGCACTCTAGGTTTCTGGCCCAAGCATCTAAGGTATCTGTGGCCACTTCTAAGTTGGCATGTTCAATATTGTTGTAAGTGGCAGAGTCTCCATCAAATAGTTTTGTCGGAGGCACGCCAAGGAATCGGGCTATTTCAAACACAGAAAACTTTCTGGTTTCTAGGAATTGTAAAACATCTGGGGCAAGTGAGACAGGCTCAAACTTTGCGCCCTCTTCAAGCACTGCCGTCCCTCCGGCCTTTCTCCCGCCGTGAGCTTCTTGCCAAGACTCTTTAATTCTTTTAAAGGCTTCATCGCTTAAACTTCCACCCACTTCTATAACGCCACTTGGCATACCGCCATTGGAGAATAGCCCATTGGCAAATTGATCTGCCCCTAGGCTAATCCCTAGTGTGGTCGTAGCGTAACTAACTACTCCCTGGCCCATAACTCCGTTGTCGCTTGTAATGAAGTTCTTTAAGTGAAACACATCTTCTTTTGCTAGGTACGCATCTTGTCCCGGATATGCAGCAGAGCCGCCTATAATTCTATAGATTAGGTTTCCGTCTGGGTCTCTCCAGGGCTGTACGTCTCTTGGGTCCATAAGCCAAAGTTGAGTTGGCATTCCACGCAAGTCTCTTACAATTTCTGCGTAGCTATTTCCAAAAATAATGGCCCATTGGACCATGCAGTTTTTAAAGTGAAATGCATTTACTTCTGGGTTGGGGGCGACTTGTAAAAGATTTGAAAGGGAGTTGTTTACGAGTTTGTTATCCGCGTCTTTTATCTCCCAAGGTATTTTAGAAATCTGAGTGGAGATATATGTAAGGCCTCTGTAAAAAGCAGACACCTCTTTGGCACTGTCAGGAGATACTACTGAGCCTCCTGACAATTGAATATATCGCCTAGGGGATTGCGGTTGCCTGGGACGGTACTTCTTATTTTTAAAGAATGGTAGTTTCCAGGCCATAGCTAATCCTCAGAAATGAATTATAGTTCTAACTCAGACTCGTCTTTCTTTCCTAAAAGGTCAAGACTTGCATCTTTCTTAGACTTAGCATCTTTCTTAACTTCTTTCTTATCTTCTTTCTTAACTTCTTTCTTAACTTCTTTCTTTACTTCTTTCTT